TTTCACACACAGGCGCGTTTTGCCATTCTTCTAGTGATTCACTAGCTGCAAAGTTTTGACGTTGCTCACGCTCAAATTCAGCTTGTTGCATTGCCATACGTCGTTTGAACTCAAAAGCATCACGCTCTTGTTGCGTCATAGTTTCAAACTTTGATTTATCACTCCAAGTAAATCGAGTGCCTTCGCGCCAGCAACCAAAACACGCGCCACTGTCATCAAAAACAACTAACCATCCGTCTTTGTTGTGTGTTTTTCCATTGGTGCTAAAACGTGTTATTTCTCCATCAGTGTTATTTGGCGGATTAAAACCAGCATCAAGCATTGCATCAAATAAACCCGCAGCAATCATAACGCCTCCAAGTAGTCAGAAAGTTTTTTAACATCGTCATAATAAGCAGGGCGCGTTCCTTTGATTGTTTGAAACAATCTCATGTAATCAATGCGCGTTGCTTTTGCCACTTCGGTTAATTTGAACGGCTTTAATTTTTCTCGAACTTCGTCTAATGTGAGCATTTTGTTTTTCTCTTATTGGTTAAAAAGTAGGCGCATAATATAGCAAATAAATATAAAATAAAATAAATTTAAAAATATATTTACTTTCCTATTTTTTTAAGTATAATTTTTAACCGTAGCCAGTGAGCTGCACAACTTAACCAATCGGAGTATTTATGTTAAACACAATTTCAAAACCAGCTGACAAGTTCAAGCTGTTCACAATTTATGGCGGCGCAGGTATTGGCAAAACAAACCTCGCAGCGACATTTCCAAAACCTATTTTCATTCGGTTTGAAGATGGTATGCAGTCCATTCCAAACGCAATCCGCCCTGACGCATTCCCAGTGGCGCATTCATTCAATGACGCAACGTCACAGCTAATGGCGTTAATTAGTGAAGATCATGACTACAAAACGCTAGTAATAGACAGCATCACGAAAGCAGAAAGAATCTTTATTGAAGAAATCGTACAAGGTAGCAGCAAATCAGGTACAAACCAATTCGACAACAAAGCACTTGCAAAAGCTGGTGGTGGTTATGGTGCAGGCTATCAAATCCTAAGCAATTACCACCAAAGAATCAGAAACGCTTGCGGCATTTTGGTTGAAAAGAAAAACATGAATATCGTGTTTATTGGTCACGCCGACATTGAAACAATCGACCTTCCAGACGCACCAGCACACAATCGTTTCGGCTTAAAAATGAATAAGCAAAGCGTAGCGCATTATGTAGATGACGTTGATTTGGTTGGATTCTTACGACTTGAAACATTTGTCATGACAGACGATAACAAAAAGTCAAAAGCGCGTAGCAGCGGAGAACGTATTTTGCAATGCACCAGCGCAGCTAGCAGCATCTCAAAAAACCGCATGGGCATCGCGGACGATTTAACCGTGCAATTCGGTATCAATCCTTTATCACAATTTTTAAACAACATCGGAGAATAAAATGAGTTTCTTTAAATTATCAACGGGCGAAGCGGTAAAAAGCACAGGTGAAGTCGAATTAGGCGGAAATGCTTTAATTCCTGATAACACAACCTGCGAGGCAATGATTGTTGAGTGTGGTTGGACTAGCTACGAAGGCAAAAGCTACATTAACGCTAAATGGCAAGTGACAAAACCGTCTCAATACGCTAACCGTGTTGTATTTCAAAAAATCCAGTTAATGGAAACCGACAGCAAAAAACTTGATAACGCAATCAAGATGTTTGCAGCGATCGACCAAAACGCAACGGGTGGAAAATTGGTTGCAAGTGGCGAACGTCCAACAGACGGCGCGTTGTTTGCATTACTCAACAAGCCAATGTTAATCAAGGTTATGGTGTGGGAGTTTAACGACAAAAGCGGTAACTGGATTAGCAAAGTTTCACCGCGTTCACAGCAAGCAGCACCAGCACCACAACCGCTAACTGCAGCACAAATGCCAGAAGCAAACGACCTTGACGAAATTCCATTTTAATCACGCTTAAACAGGATTCACGCACAAGGATTGTGCATTTACTTAACTTTTTAGGATTATGGCAATGGAAAATACAACAGAATTACAACAAGGCAGTGACGATTGGTTTAATGCACGTATCGGACGTATAACAGCTTCAAATGTCGGGGCGATTTTAGGTTTATCACCATTTCGCAAGCGTCAAGACGTTATGCGCTCGATGGTGCGTGAATGGCACGGCGCATTAAGTGAGTTTGTTGGTAATGTTGCAACTGAATATGGCAATATGAATGAACATTTAGCTCGTACTGATTACCAACTTAAAACAGGCAACATCGTTGAAACAACAGGATTTCACACGCATGAATTGTGGCTAGGTGCAAGTCCAGACGGCTTTATTGATGATGGACGCGGCATTGTAGAATTTAAATGCCCTTTTTCATTGCGTAACGATACAAGCCCTGTTTTTAAGTCTATTGAAGAACAACCGCATTATTACGCACAGGTTCAGATTCAAATGTTTGTTACTAAAAAGCTATTCTGTGACTTTTTTCAGTGGAACACACACGACTACAGATTGGATTACGTTAATTACAATCCAAAATATGTAAATGAAATCCTGCCGCAACTACGCGCGTTTTACGATGAATTTCTCGAAGAATTGCAAAATCAAGTGCATTTAAAATCACGTCATGACACTATCGAAAATGATATGACATCGTATCGAGTTGAGCAGTATTTAAAACTCAAAGCAGAAATCAAAGCATCGCAAGATTTATCGGATTTGATGCTAAAACAGATTATTGAGGATTGTGCCGAAAATGAAAGCAATATCGGCGAACACAAACTAACGCGCGTTACTCGCAAATCAATCGGCTATAAAAACGCCATTGCTGAATTATTGCCCGATGCGGATTTAAGCGCGTATGAATCAACAACAAGTTACTGGACGTTAAAATGAACGATAAATACATTGAACGCAGCAAGCTAGAAATGATTGCAAAAAAAGCTGAAATTGATTTGCTTTTGTTTGACTTATTGAACGATTGTCCTATTGCTTGGCTTTCATTTTTTAGATGCTTTGAAAAGATGACACCAAAACAGCGTAAAGAATTAAAGGATAGATTGTAATGTTTGTTGAAATCGAAACTAAGAGCGAAGAATTATTGCTAATTAACAGTGAACAAGTGTCGTTTATTCGCGTTGGTTTAGATTCAAAAGGTTTGCCCCGCGCTATTGTGTTTTTTAGCGCGGGTGAGCCACTTGAATTGTCAGTACAAGACGGACACCCAAATCAAATGCGAAGCGGCGTTGAATTTGATAACGCGCTCGAAAAAATAACAAATATGCAGGGGAGGTTTTAAATGATGAAGCTTAGATATTATCAAGATGACGCTGTTAATGCCGCTATAAATTGGGTTAAATCAACAAAAGAAAGCTGCATTATTGAGCTACCAACTGGAGCGGGTAAAAGTTTAGTTTGCGCCGCGCTTGCTAATGAATTACACAAAATCAGCAACGGCAAGCATATTTTATGCTTAGTTCCATCGCGTGAGTTATTACAACAGAATGCCGAAAAATTAAGAATGACAGGCAGTAACGTGTCGTTATTTTCTGCTAGTGTCGGTGAAACTTGCTTAAAAAATGCAATGGTTATTGGAACTCCAGTTAGTGTAAAAAATCAAATTCATAGATTCGGCTCGAAATTCTGTGCTGTTATTTTAGATGAAGCGCATAAAATTAGCCCGACCGTGAAATCAATCATTGATTCGCTTTTATTGGTTAATCCAAATTTGCGCGTTATCGGAATGACGGCAAGCCCATACCGTTTATCTCAAGGGTACATTTTCGCCATTGATGCTAGCGGCAAGATGCTAGACGATACGCAAGCAAAAGAGCCTTATTTTAAGCGGCTTGTTTATCGTTTAGATGCGCGTGAATTGATTGAACAAGGCTTTCTATCAAATCCTGTAATTGGTGCAACTAACTCGCATTATGACACTAGCGGATTAACTCAAAACCGCATGGTTAATTTTGACAGTGCAGCCGTTGATAAAGCGTTTATCGGCAAAGGTCGATTAACCAGTTCGATTGTTGCGGATGTTGTTGAAAAGTCGCAAGGCAGAAAAGGCGTGATGATTTTCGCTGCAACCATTCAACACGCGCATGAGGTAATGGAATCGTTACCGCGTGGATTAAGTCAGATTGTCACAGGTGAAACACCAGCGAATGAACGCGAATCTATTTTGTTGCGGTTCAAAAGTGGCGCGATTAAATATCTAGTGAATGTTGCAGTGCTTACGACTGGGTTCGATGCCCCAAATTGTGACACTATAGCGATTTTACGCGCCACTGAAAGCGTGTCATTGCTGCAGCAGATTATCGGGCGTGGTTTGCGTATTTGCGATGGTAAATCGGATTGCTTAGTTTTGGATTATGCTGAAAACATTGAACGCCATTGCCCTGATGGTGATGTGTTTAATCCTGAAATCAAAGCAAGTGGCGGCGGTGAAGTCGGTGTACCAGTTAAGGCAAAATGCCCTGCTTGCAATGGCGTTAATGAATTTTCAAAACGGCGTGACGTTGACGCAGAACAAGCGATTGACGATAACGGTTATTTGCTAGATTTAGAAGGTAATCGCATCGAAGTTGAAGGTTTAGGCGCAATGCCAGCGCATTATGGCAGGCGTTGTACTTTTACAGTTGTTAATCGTGGTGTGATTGACCGTTGTTCGTATCGTTGGACGTTTAAAGAGTGTTTAGAATGTAACCATGAAAATGATATAGCGGCGCGATATTGTGCGAATTGCAAAACTGAATTGATAGATCCGAATGACAAGCTAAAACTTGAACACGCGCAAATCAAAGATGCAACCATTTTGCAGACAGAAGAATGTCTTGACGTTCAAGTGACACCGACACTTTCAAAGGCAGGTAATGAGTGCTTAAAAGTGAAATTCACAACGCCGACACGCTCGTTTTTAGTGTGGTTTAACAAGTCCACGCCGAAACAAATGGCATTGCAAATCGAGTTTGAATTGGCACAAAACTTGAGTATTAAAACCGTGACGTACCAAAAAGATAAAACTGGGTTTTTCAAGGTTTATGGTTACAACAAAGATGTTTTAGTGTAAAATGCGTTTTGTGATTCGCACTCATTAAAACAAGAAATTAAACAAAGCCGTATTTTCTATATGTTGGGGTAAATTTCTTGACCCGTGCGACAACATTAGAAAGTTCGGCTTTTTTTATGCGAGAAATAAAATGATTGAATTAGTAAAGATTGCAGATTTAAAACCACACCCTAAAAACCCACGCCTAATTATGCGTGACGACGTGATTGACGGCATCGTTGCTGGCTTACAAAACGGTTTTGAACCACGTCACGCAATTCATGTTAGACCTGTTGCGGATTACTTTGAAATCACCAGTGGACACCACCGCTATCAAGCGGCAATTAAAGCTGGTTTAGATTCCGTGCCATGCTGGATAACTGAAATGGACGATGACACGGCTTATATGGAACTGGTGAAAGCAAACAATCAAGGTGAGTTGCTTGCGCTTGAAATAGGCATTCATGCGCTTGAAATGGTAGGCAAAGCGCAAGGCGTAAAAGGTAGCGGATTGAAAAGCTATGCTGATGAAATCGGCAAAAGCAAAGATTCATTAGGTGAATGGGTTAATGCAGCAAAAGTTTATAGCTCACTTATCGGCACGTGCCGACAAGTTCAAGACAAACCACGCCACCTCTATGAAATCAGCAAAGCCGATTCTGAACACTGGCAATTGCTCACAGACTTGTTAATCAAATGTGACTGGAGCGTTAAAGATGTTCAAAGCGCAGTACAGCGCGTTAAGTCGGTTCAGTTATTAGGCTGGATGACGGCGGATTTTAAAGAAATCGCAACCGTTCCAGCAACCGCAAAGCGCATTGAAAACGCCGTTGCTGAAATAAATTC